TGCCATCCCTGGCGCTAACACAATGACCGGCGCAGCCCTTCTCGGGGCTGTCATGGGCGGCGCTGCTCCCGTGCCTACGGGTGATTCGCGCATGAAGAACATGGCGCTAGGGGCCGCTGGTGGGGCCGCAGCGCAAGGCGTCGGCAATCTTGTTGGGCGATTGAATCAGCCTGTGCAGTCCAAACTTCCGCCAGAACTTGCCGACCTCGCGGCAAAGGCGGAAGGCATGGGCATTCCGCTTGATGCTGCTGACAAGACCGGCTCTCGCCCGCTCAAGATCATTCGTTCCGTGTTTGAGTCACTGCCTGGAACCGCCGACAAACAAGCGGCACTCAACGAAGCGAAGCGCGCCGCATTCAATCGCGCCACGCTAAGCGAAGTGGGCGAAAACGCCACCAAGGCCACGCCTGACGTGCTCAACAATGCACGTACTCGAATCGGCGGCGAGTTTGAGCGGTTGACCAAGGGTAACGAGATTGCGATGGGGAATGACTTCCTAGACGCGATCGTTAAGGTGGATGCGGCGCGGAACGAGTTCACGTCGCCTGCCGTTGCCACGGCTGTAGACAAGGCGCTGGCGTTGCTCACGCGAGCAGAGAAGCAGGGCGGCAAGATCAGCGGCGCTGATTACCAGAAGATCCGATCCACGCTCGGCAAGGCGTCTAAAGACGCCTACGCGGCGCAGAACTCAGAGCTAGGCGGCGCGCTTAAGACCATCAGAAAGGCGCTGAACGAAGAGGCGCGCAACTCCCTGCCCGCTAGCGAGAAAGCCGCGTGGGATGAAGCCTCGCGCCAGTGGCAAAACCTGAAGATTGTGGAGAAGGCCGCAGCCCCTACTACTGCCGATGCAGTGGCGGGAAACGTCAGCCCCGCCAAGCTCGCACAGGCGCTTCAGTCTGTCGATAAGCAGGGATACACCTACGGCACCCGTGGCGACAACATGAGCGACCTTGCGCGCGTCGGGCAAGCCTTCGTCAAGGACCAGATCCCCAACAGCGGCACCGCAGAGCGCACGTTCTGGACGCGGTTTATGGAAAACCCGTTGAACGCGGTATGGCAAGGCGGCGCAGGCGGGATCAGTCGCCCTCTGCAATCGCTGATGAATTCTCCGGCTGGTCAGCGTTACTTCACAGCAGGCGTAATCCCTGACTCCGAGAAACGTCGATTGACGGCGGAACTGCTCAAACGCGGGCTTGTGGGCGGAACGATTGCCCTACCGATTAGTGAGGCGCAGAAGTAATAGCCGTTTGAACCTGCCTTCCGGTAGGTAAACCTCGACCGCTCGCTTTACCGGCCAGCAGATAAACGCCAGCACCGCAAGCGCGGCAAACGGTCGGAAAAATGCAATGAAGAAAGTCATGCCCCTGAGTCTAGCACTCCGGGGCTTTTTCATTTTGGAGGCTCGCCTTGTCGAGAAACGGCAGCGGTACATTTACACTCGTAGCGGGCAACCCCGTCAGCAGCGGGACCACGATCAGCAGCACCTGGGCGAATAACACGCTTTCCGACATCGCCTCCGCGTTGACTCAATCCGTCAGCAAAGACGGGCAGACGACGTGGACCGGCAACATGCCCGCAGGCGGCTACAAGATTACGGGCCTTGCCAACGGTAGCGCGGCCACCGATAGCGCAACGCTTGGGCAGGTACAGGCTGGCGCAGTTACGCTGCTGGGCGGTGTAGCCGGGACGGTCGATGTCATCACGGCGACCACTTCTCCCGCGATTACAGGCTATGCCGCAGGGCAGGCATTCCGCTTTGTCAGCACGGGCGCCAACACGGGCGCGGTGACGCTTAACCTGAACGGGCTAGGCGCGAAGGCTGTTACGAAGCAAGGCACAACCGCGCTTGCTGCGGGCGACATTCCCTCCAGCGCGGTGGCGGAAGTCGTCTACGACGGGACGCAGTTCCAGCTAATCAACGTTGGAAGCCTGACGCCTACGCTGACCTCTATCACGCTCGGCAGCGGCGCAAACTCGACGACCGTTACCGCCACGACGGACACCCGTACTAGCAGCACGACTGCGGTTCCCACGGCAACCGTTACCAACACAACCACCGACGCGGCTAGCGCATCGCTCATCACCCGGAAGTCACGTTCGGCGGGCGATACAGCCTCCTCGGACGCGCTCTATGCCTTCACGCACCAAGGCTATGCCAACAGCGCGTATCGGACGGCGGTCACCGTCTCTATCGTGCAGGACGGCGCTATTAGCGGCAGCACGGTGCCGGGTGCTTGGGTGCTTTCCAACCAAGCCGCTGGCGGAAGTTTCAACGAGAACCTGCGGGTAGACAGCACGGGGCGCGTGCTGCTGGCGGGCTCTACCGCTGCGGCCAACTACACGGCACGCGGGGATGTCACGTTGCCTGCAACGGGCGGCGTGAGGGCGAAAAACACCATCAAGGCATGGGTCACGTTCGACGGCACGGGAGCGGGGCCAATCACTCCGCTGGCCTCGTTCAACGTAACCAACATCACCAAAAACGGAACTGGTGATTACACGATCAACTTCACCAATTCCTTGGCAAATGCCGACTATTGCGTTGTCGGCATGTGCGGCGATGCGGGGACAGCTAACGCTCGGTTTATTAGTGGGCCGCGCACAACCGCACCTTCTACCTCGTCGTTTCGGATCACTGTTTCTGATGGCGCACCTATTTTGCGCGATGCGCCCTATATCTATGTAATGGTCGTGGGCGATTGATACGCCATGCAAGAAGCCGCAGAACTTGGACTGTGGAAGTGGCTGATCGAACACGTTGCCGTCCCTTTGCTTTCCGGCCTGTGGGCCGCTCTTGCGTGGTGGATTCAATTGATCGCTAACAGGTTTCAAAAGCTCGAAGAGCGGCACGCGGCGGACACGATGGCAATCAACGCCAAGATTGCGGCGCTTGACCGAGAGCATACCGAAACCTATGCGAGACGCGACGACCTGCGGGAAGGTATGGCGCACATGCGCGAAGACATGCACGCAGGGTTTGCGAACGTCGAGAAAAAGCTAGACACGTTGATGCGGCATGCACTCAAGGATTCTCAAGGATGAAGTTAACAACTAACTTCGACCTATCCGAGTTCACCGTATCGCAGACCGCCGCACGTCGCGACATCCGCAACGATCCGCCGCCCGACTTCGTGCCTAACCTGTTGGAACTTGCGACCGCGCTAGAAGCGATTAGAGCGCGTCTCGGCTATCCAATCGTGATCTCGTCCGGCTACCGCTCGCCAGAGCTAAACGCAGCGGTTGGCGGGGCTCCGAACAGTGCTCACGTCCTCGGATGGGCCGCAGACCTAACGTGCCCCGGCTTCGGCAACCCGCTACAGGTGTGCAGGGCGATCGCGCAGATACCGGGGTTCCGCTTCGACCAAGTCATTCACGAATTCGGCGGCTGGTGTCATCTCAGCGTAGACCCGCGCTACCGCATGCAGACGCTGACAATTGACCGCAGCGGCACGCGGACGGGGTTGCAGCCGTGAAAAAAGGCGCGCTAAGACTCGCTAAGACTCGCAAGGTTGACAAATGAATCACCGAGTCATTGCCCAATACGCACTAGCCGCCGTCGTCATCGTCGGCTTCTACGTTGTCCTTGTATTCATGCTGCTAACCGGCAAGGCAGGCAGTGACATCCTTGTCGGCAGTTTGGCGGCAGCGTTTGGCGCGGTCGTAGGCTACTTCTACGGATCGAGCGCAGGCAGCGCGCGGAAGGATGAACTGATGGCGGGAGCAAGCAAGAATGGCTGACACTCTCCGAGACCTCGCCTACGGCGCTGCACTGCGCGGGCAGCTACCGCAGCAACCGCCACCCATGCGGGACACGCTGGCGAGCCTGCTAGCGGCTCAGGACACAATAGGCGCACCGCATCGGGGGACAATCGCAGGCATGGTCGGTGACGCTGGCACGGCAGCGCAGAAGCTCGCGCAGGCACTCGACGCCTACGGCATGCGCGTACCGGGTACGCAAGCGCGGATCAGTCTTAAAGACCTGACGCTCGGCGATGCGGGGCAGGTGGTCGAAGACATGTCCTACGGCATGCCTCCGACGACGGGCGGCAACTACGCAACGGGGGGAATCGGCACGATGGGCATTGACCCGCGCGCAGTGGAACTGCTGAACCTTGGCGGCATCGGTGCCGTCAGCGGCAAAGCAGGCAAGGCACTGGCGCGGACTTTGTGATCCCCATCCCCTACCGCTGGGCCGCTTTCGCTGCTTCCCTCGCAGCGTGCTACGGCGTCGGCTACACGCAAGCGCGGCACTTGGCTGAGGTCGAGCGCGCGAAGGTCGAGGCGGTGGCCGCTGCCGAAAATTCACGTTTCCGGAAATTGGAAAAAGAGGTGGCAGATGCTCAGTCAGGGTATGTCAAAGCGTGGTCTACCGCTCGCGATGCTGCTCGTGCTGACTGGCTGCGCCTCAAGGCCGGCAGTGCCGGTCGAGTGCCCGTTGTATGTGCCGAGTCCGGAGGCGCTGACACCGATCAGCGGGACGGACTGGAAAACGCCCGCGCAGAGGCTGATCGAGTTCTACACGCGGCCGTCGACGCTCTCGAACGGGGCGCCGAAGTAGAGCGCGTGCTCACGCTGTGTCAGGCGGAACTCCGGCAGTGCTCGGGCATGCGGTAGCGTAGGTTCCCGCGTAGCTTTCCAGAATCACCGTCGATCCTCCCTCTGTGAGCCGCTGCTAGATCAGCAGCTTCTGCCCCGAGGGGCGCGCGTCTTCCATCTCCTGAAACCTCCGCAGTAGTTACGCATCGCCGCGCATCCGTCCGCATGCGCCCTACCGCCGTTCGCGTAGGATTCCGCGTAGGTTTCCAACGGGAGCGGGAAGTGTTCGACGCACGGGCAGCGAAAGCCCTCAACCCTGGCGATCATCTCACGGTCGACGGTGCGCCCGGCCTGCGCCTGGTGGCGACCGCATCGCGCCGGACGTGGACGTACCGCTACCGCTCGCCGGTCGACGGCCGGATGCGACAGATTCGCCTCGGGCACTGGCCGGCCATGTCGCTGCCCGCTGCCCTGGCGGCATGGGAGCGCGTCGCCACGTTGCGCGCTGCCGGTCAGGACCCAGCACAGGACGCCCGCCAGCGGAAGCGCGCCACCATCGCCGAGGCTCGCGCGACCGCGTACACGGTCCGCAAAGCGTGCGCGGAGTATCTGGACGCCTACGCATCGGACGTGGGCGCGAAGACGCACAGAGAGGCGCGCAGGCTGCTCGCCGTGGCAACGGAATCGATTGCCGACAGACCCGCCGCCAGCATCACGCGGGCCGATGCTTTCGAGATCGTGGACGCGATGCGCGATCGGCCAGTCATGGCGATGCGGCTTCGGCAGACGCTCGGGGCTGTGTGGGACCGGGCGCTTGATGCCGGACGGTTGCCGCCGGAAGTGCCGAACTGGTGGCGGCTTGTCCTGCGCGGGCAGCTCCGGTCGCGCGGGAAGGTCGTCCGCGGCGAGCAGGCCGGGCCCGTGAAGCGCGTCCTGTCCGGTGCCGAAGTCGGCGCGCTGCTCGGCTGGCTGCATCACTTCTCGCCCGACGTGGCCGACGTGCTGACGCTGTACCTGTGGACCTGCTGCCGTGGCGCGGAGATCGTCGGCATGGAGCGGCGCGAGATCGTCGAGGAGACGGACGGGCTGTGGTGGGTGATCCCGCGTGCTCGGCTCAAGATGCGGCGCAATGTCAGCACGACGGACCTGCGCGTGCCGCTTGTCGGGCGAGCGGAAGCGATCGTGCGGCGGCGTCTTGAGATCCCCGGTCGGTATCTGTTCCCGTCGCCGCGCGCGAAGAGCGGGCACATCGGGCAGGGCGCTGCCGGACAGGCGGTGTGGTTCCATATGCCGGAGTGCACGCTGCGCCCGGAGATTGAGCGGGAGCGGTTGCCGGTGGTGGACTTCGCCCCGCATGACCTTCGACGCACGAGCCGCACGTTCCTGGCTGCGCTCGGGTGTCCGTCGGAGATTGCCGAGGCGATTCTGGGGCATGTGGCGCCGGGTGTCGTGGGCATCTACAACCGGCACAGCTACGACGCCGAGCGGCGGGTGTGGCTCATGCGGTTGTCTCAGCATCTTGAAGGGCTGGCGACTCAGGGCTGACTGAGCAGCCGCCATGCTGCTGCCGCCACTGCTGATACTTGCCCATTTCCAATGGCTTTAAGTCGGTCCACCCGAGCGGCCACCCCATTAGCCACTCGACCCACGTCGGGTTCAGTGGACCACCATCTTGAATCTCTGTATCCGGAACGACTGAGTCCGGGGAACCACCTACGCGCCCCTTCTTCCATCCCTTGACTGCTTTCGTCAGGGTGAGGTGCGATCCGGGAGTCTGCTTCCCGTCTCGTTCCTGGGCGTTCGGTGTCGGCCACATGCGTACCGCTGTCGCCAACCCGTCCCCGCTCGTCGCAGATGCGCCTTTGCGGTTGTAGTTGCCGCAGACCGTGGGCGTGGGCCATTTCACTGCCAACGAAAGCGGCGTGCCGCCCTGCGCGTATGGCTTGCTCCGCGAGCTCGTGTCGCTCGCCACTGGCGTGGGCCACAAGCCAGAACCGGTCACGCTGGTGCGGCGCCCCAACATCGGCAGCTCCCAGCACCGTCCATCGGCAGTCATACCCGAGCGCGGCCAGGTCACCGAGCACTCGTCCGAGTCCCCGAGTAACGATTGCTGGACTGTTCTCCACGAAGACGAAGCGCGGTCGAACGTCGCCAACGATCCGTGCCATGTGCGCCCACATGCCGGACCGCTCGCCGTCAATGCCTGCACCCTTTCCGGCAACGCTGATGTCTTGGCACGGAAACCCGCCCGAAACCACGTCAACAAGGCCTCGCCACGGTCGTCCGTCAAAGGACTGCACGTCATCCCAAACCGGGAAAGGCGGGAGAAGGCCGTCATTCTGTCGGGCGAGCAGTACACCTGCGGCGTAGGGCTCCCACTCGACGGCGCAGATGGTTCGCCATCCGAGCAGGTGGCCACCAAGAATGCCTCCACCAGCGCCCGCGAAAAGTGCCAGCTCATGCACGGATCGCCTCGTCATTTCGAGACGCTGTGCGCCCCGGCCCCGGCGGCAGATCGCTGACCGGCCGCGACTCCGCGAACGCCACAAGCTCGCGCCACAACCAGCCGACGCGACCCGCGCTCAACTTGCGCGGCGGCGGCAGTTCCTTCGATCGCACCAGACCTTCGAGCGTGCGGACGGAGATCCCCAGGGCGGCGGCTGCGGCTTCGCGCTCGACCATGAGGGGCGGGGATTGGATGAGTTCGCGCTTCACGGCGTCACCCTCCGCACCGCATACCGCACCGTCAGCACGCGGAACCCGTCCGCAAACTCAACGAGCGCGGAATTCATCTTGCCGACTGCCACGACCCGGCACGGTTGCCCGTGTCGCTCGCCTAGCCATTTTCGCCAGTACCATCGGTGCGTCATGCTCACGGCTTCGCGCCTCCCTTCCGCGCGGCGATGCGGGCGCGGATGCTCTCGGCGCACTCTGGACCTCGGCGCCACCATTCACCCTCAATCTCTGCCGCACACGCCTGCGCCTCCGCGTCAAGCAGCGCGAGGATTGCGGCGCGGAGTTCTTCGCGCTTGCGCGCTACTTCGCCGCCGTTGTGGCTCACGTAGTACAGCGCAAAACTTTCCGCTTTTGTCATGACATCGGAGATCGTCATGGCGTCGTCACCTCGGCGGGCGTGAGGGCGGCTGTGTACTCTTCCCACGCTTCGTCGTCCGTGTTCATCGGATTGCAGTCGGTCTTGTACGAATCGCGCCCGGCTTGAAAGACCATGCGTTTGCCGCCCCACTTGCGGCGCAACCGCTCGACCTCGGCGCGGAGGGCGTCGCGCTCTTTCATCAAGCGATCCGCATCCGTCCATCCGCCTGCGTTGTAGACGTTCATCAACTCGCGGACCTGTGCTGCATCTTTCCGCGCCTCGTCCCGCTCGCGCTCCAACGCATCGCACGTCTCGCGCAGATGATCGATGCCGGATTGGAGTGCTTCGCTTTCTGCGTGCGCCATGCTCATGTCAAGCGCCACGTTGATGAAGCGGTTCCGCGCCTCGTCTCGCTCGCGCGTCACGGCGGCTAGTTCGCGGTCACACGCTTCGTGCAAATCATCGTCCGGAAACTTGCGCGGCATCATCTTTCTCGGCGTCTCGCTCATTTCGTTGCCTCCAGTGCGGCGCGCACACGCGGCAATGCTTGCGCCGCTCTCTGTTCGCACCATGCCAAGTCATCCTCCGGTTCTCGGTCAGCATCGCCGATGTCCGCCAGCGCGGCCTCGGCATACGCCAGCGCCGCCCTTAGCTGCGCCTCTATCTCCCCGCACGCCTGCCTCAGCGCGAGGGCGTCCATGTGGTCGGGAAGGGAGTCGGTCAATGGGTGGCTCATGCGACCTCCGCGGCAGCGAACAGATCGACCTCCAACTTCGTCGCCTGCATCAGATTGCGCGTCGCCTGCTCGTAGTACGAGCGCTTGAGTTCCACGCCGATGAAGCGCCGCCCTTCCTCGATCGCCACGAATCCCTCTGAGCCGATGCCGGCGAACGGCGAGAGAACGACGTCGCCCGGATTCGTCCACAGGTCAATGCAACGGCGGATGACCTCAAGCTGCAGCGGGCAGATATGCCGCTCGTCGTCGTGCTCGCGGGCGGATCGGAATTGCAGCGTGTCGGACGGGTCGATGTCAGTCCAGACGGGCGAGGCGATGCGCTGCCACTTGGCAACCGGGAACTGTTCGGGGTCGTGCTTCACGCGCGGCACGGCGTCACCAGGGGCGCGCATCGTGATGACGTAGTCCGGGATTCCCTGGCGGCTCAGACTGGCGTTCTCGCGGATGCTCTTGTGCAGCAGGCCGATTGCTTTCGTGCGCTGCATCGCGGTCACGGGATCTTTCCAGATGACGACCTCGGAGTGATGGATAAACCCGCGCGCCTCAAATGCTCGGATGAGATCGCCGCGGAAGTCGCGCAGGCCAATGTGCCCGTCCCGTTCCTTGCTCGTCGGCATCAGCATGCAGTGGAACGACACCTCGCGACCGGGACGCAGCACGCGCCGCAGTTCCGTGATGAGGAACCCGAGATGCTCGAAGAACTCGGCGTCGTTCCGGCAGTTGCCCATGTCGCGCGGGCTGTTGCTGTACGTGTACAGACTCGCGAACGGCGGCGAGAAGATCGAGTAGTCGATGCTCTCGTCGGGAATGCCGCGCAGCACTTCGACGCAGTCGCCTTGATAGATGGCGTACTGGTCTGCAATGACTTGATCGATGCAGTTCATGCAACCTCCAGAAACCTCGGCACGGTGACGCGCCGCGTTGCGTTGTAGGGGTTCGTCTGGCGGACCATGCCAAGGACGTTCGCTTGCACTGCGGCGCGCGTCTCGCCGGAAAGCATCTCCGACATGGCAAGCGCGTCCGCCTCTTTCCGCTTCAGGTTCGCCACGACCGCGCCCTCTCGCTCGGACGCGAAGATGTGCACGCAGACCGTGCGCGTCTGCCCGAACCGCCAGCAGCGGCGCACGGCCTGGTAGTAGGACTCGAAGGAATCAGTCACGCCGACGAATGCCATGCGCGCGCAGTGCTGCCAGTTGAGCCCGAAGCCGGCGATGCTAGGCTTCGTGACGAGCACGCGGATCTTTCCGCTGGCGAAATCGCGCAGCCGTTGTTCCTTCACGTCGAGATCGTCCGCGCCGCGCACCTCGACGGCATCGGGTATCGCCGCGCGCAGTGCATCGCCCTCGGCGTTCAGGTCGCACCAGATGACCCACGGCTCGCGGTCAGCGTTGACGACGGCGGCACAGTCGCGCACGCGGTCGGCGATGGAATCTCGACGCGCCTCGCGCCGCTCCATCAGTGACTGCGCTTCGGTCACGAACAGTGAGCCGGGGACGATGTACTCACTTCGGATGATGTGCTCTCGCAGGTCAACCGGCGGCAGGCGGTAGGCGCTGGCGTCGTGCCCAAGGTCAGCAGGCGAGCGCACCAACACGCCCCAGGAGGCGACCCACTGCCAGAAGGCGTGCTTCGCGTGGCCCTTGATGCGCCAAGTCTGCGTGTCGCCGCCGTCGTGCACGAAGAACTCGGCCAGCATCTCGGAGCGCGAGCACACGCCGAGGAACTCCGCATGCGTGCCCAGCTCGGTCCAATCGTTCGGCGCTGGCGTTGCCGTCGCGCAGAGCTTGAACGGCGTCTCGCGGAACGCTTCGAGCAGCGTCTTCAGCGTCTTGGCGTCGTGATGCTTGATGATGCTCGACTCGTCCAGCACGACAGCGCCGAATGCGCTCGGGTCGAATCGGTGCAGGCGGTCGTAGTTCGTGATGACGATGCCCGCGTCCGTGTCGGCACCGTCCCGAGCGTGCACGACCTCGACGCCAATCTCTGCGCCCTCGGCGACGGTCTGCGGGGCGACCGCCAGCGGCGCGAGGATCAGCACGCGGCATCCGGATTCACGGCGCACGATGTCTGCCCACGCAAGCTGCATGCGGCTCTTGCCCAGGCCGGTGTCGGCAAAAATTGCCGCACGGCCGCGACGCACTGCCCAGCGGGCAAGGTCGGATTGATGCGGGAACAGGCCGGCAGGCATCTGCACGGGGCCGGTAATGCCGGTGGCCGGGCTGCTGGAGAGCTTGCGCGCGACAAATTCGGAGTAGCGCATCACTCCCCCGCCTCCGCCAGTTCGCGCGCGCGGATTGTTGCTGCATCCACCTCGGCGAGAAACGCGCGAATCTTCTCTTCCATCTCGTCGATCTCCGTCTGATTGCGGGCATGCCGCAGCACGACCAACTGCATCGGCTCAGGCATCGCCGCGCAGAACGACACGTAGTCGACGCCCGTCGCACCCGTGCACGCCATCTGCAAGTTCATCTGCGGCACGTAGTCGGCGGGTATCTTCCCGGTAAGCAACGTGGCGACGTGCCGCTCCTGGCGCGGGCACTTGATCTCTACCAGGACATCGCCCGCGACACCGTCAGGCGACGCGCCGCACATCGGGATGGTCGGGTGCCGCACGAAGGCGACCTCATCCACCAGCCGGCCCGCGCGCAGTTCGTAGAGCGTCCGCGCCTCTGCCTCGCAGTCGATGCCGCGCTGCATGTCGGCTGTCACGTAGTGCTCGGTCGATAGCCCGGTCAGGCGCTCGGCGACAAGCTGATAGAGGTACGACTGCCGGCGCTCACTCGGGCCGTTCTTCGTCATCGCGAGCACGTCCGCGACCCGCGAGGCGGTCACGCAGCCGAGACGTGCGTGGAACCATTCGGCGGTGCGCTGTTTCATTCGGGCACCACGAGCGCGGCCTTGCGCGCGTCCTTCGCCTTCGTGAACCGCTGCGCGGCCTGCACGTCCTCGGCGGCTTTCGCTGCCTTGTATGCGGACGTGAACACCTTTAGCAGTTCCTCGGACGTGGCCGCGTCGCTGATCGCTGCGAGGTAGTCCACCACCTGCGACTCGGGCAGCAGCTCGGCGGCGGAGGCGACCTCGACCGTGCTCTCGTCTGCGTCGGGCGTGCCTTCCAGGGGAATGCAGAACGTGAGAAAGCAGGCGTATTTGTAGGCCGCGCTCATCGCTTTGTTGGTGGACTTGTCGCTGCTGTCTTGCGCCTCGCCGATCGTGCAGGCGGTGTGCTTGCTGCCGTCCTCGACGGAGACAAAATCGAACTCCGCGTGCACGGTCGTGAAGAACAGCGCGCCTCCGCTCTTGCTCGATCGTTCGATCTGCTCGCGGGAGGTCATGCGCGGGATGATGCAGAGACCGTGCTCTGCCAGCAGCGGCGCAAGCGCGTTGTAGACATCGTCGATCCCGCGGAACTTAAACCCCTGCCCTTGCGTGTTGTTGCGATTCTTCGCGATGCCGGTGCGGGCAAGGTCCTTCGTGATTGCTGCGATGGCCGCGTAGACGCGCGGCGCTGCCTGTTCACTCATCGAATCACCCCCGCCAGAAACAGCACCACGAACCCCACGACGCACACCAGAAACACCGCGACATCCCCCGGATGCGCCCGATCACCCTCGCCCGTCCAGCGATCCCCACGCGTAAGCGGCAGTCTCATGGCGCACTCCCAATGGCTTCAAACAACATTGATTGCAAGCGGGCGTTTTGTGCGTCCCGCGCTGCGGCCCACGCTGCGTCCCGCGCTGCGTCCCGCGCTGCGTCCCGCAACGACTCGTCGCCAGTTTCTATGTATCGCCGGACTATCTCCGGCATATCCCATAAACGCGCAACGTCCAGCGCGGATTGCCGTGCAAACAAGCGCAGCCTGTCCGTGACATCGACTCCGCCAGCGACATACGTGCGATGCGACGCGCACAGCTTGTCGTCGCCGGTCAGCACGGTGCCCGACAGTTCGACGCGCCAGACGACCGGACCGGGCGCGTATTGCAGGGCGTCTAGCGGACGGACGCTGGCGTGCAAACCGCGCTTGCACAGTTCAAGGTCGCCGCTGACTTGGTGCGTGACGCCGAGCGCGATCTCGCGGGCGTCGCCGTAGCGCAGGAGTTTTGAAGGCTCGGAGAAATACCAAGCAAGCACGCTCATCGCTGCGCCCCCCGCTGGCTGTCGCTGTCGTGCTCGCGGCGGTCGCTCCAGTACCACCAGAGCAGCATCACGCACGCGCCGAAACACGCGCCGATGTACATGTCCAGCAGGAACACAAGGGTAGGGCTCATGCTTCCCTCCGATATCCGAGCCGCTCCCACTCGCGGAGATCCGCACGCCAGTCGATGAGCGCGGCTTCTTCCTGCTCGCGCCCCTGGATCGTGGCGATGAGTTCCTCGCGTGCGTTCTCTGCCGTCGTCCACACTTCGTCATCCTCGGCAACGCTGTCACGGCAGACCCGCAGGAACTCGGCAGCGGCAACCAGTTCGACGCTCTCGATCGCCATGCCGACCCGGCAGACAAGGCGCGAGGTCATCGGCGACAGTGCCCACTGCACGGCGCGCTTCGCCTCGTCGGTCAGTGCGCGGTACTGCGGGCACATGACGATGCGGTCGTCGGCGTAGCAGTGCCACGCGAGGATCTCGGCGGGGAGCGCGTCGTGCATGTTGCGGAGGAACCCGCGCACCGACTCGGCGTCGTCGAGGGCGTCGCAGCAGGCGCGGAGGTCTGCGCCGGCGGCTTGCAACTGTTGGATGGTGGCGGGGGCGTTCATGCCGTCACGCTCCAGCGGATAGAAAACGTGACCATCCACGGCTCATACATCGCCGGGATGGATTCCCGAACCTCAAGGAGCGCGTCTTCGGCGCACTCGCCCTCGGCGTAGCCGACTTCCTCGTTGTCCTGATACAGCGCGGTGACTTGGAACATCTGCTTCCTCCCGGCCCCGTGCGGTGGGGCGATGGGGAGAGATTAGCCTGCTGAAGTATCTGGCGTCAACAATTATTTTCAGTTGACTTCCAAAAAACATGGAGGCACCATGCCGGACATGGACCCTAAACAAACAGACGCCAGCAGGATTATCGACGCGCTTGGCGGCACCAGCGAGGTCGCGCAGTTGTGCGAGGTTTACCCGTCTGCCGTGTCTCAGTGGCGCACCGATGGCATTCCTCGCGCTCGAATGATGTTTCTGCGCCTTGCGCGCCCGGACGTCTTCGAGACAGCAGACCATCCCGCCCCTTCCGAGGCCGCGGCGTGACCCAATCCAACCCCCGTCCGATGGCGAAAGCGGCGAGTACGCCCAGGACAGGGCCGCGCAAGCGGATATCCACCGAACCGCCGCAGGTTGCGATGTGCCTCCTCCCCGTGCGTGTCCCGCAGGCGCAACCCGTAACCGGACCGGCTGAGGCGCCGCGTCAAGTCCGGACCATCTCCTCCCCGGTCGCACCCGCGACCGTTTCCCCGGCGTCGATTCCGATCGGGCTCGGGGCTTTCTATTCGTGGCTGTCGTAGTCATGGCCGCACTGTCCGCTCCCGAACAGATCACGTCACTCCGTCAAGGCGGAGTCGTGGGCGAGCGGTTGCGGAACGTGAAGGCGGCAGCGGTCGCCGATGCGCTCGGGAAGTCGGATTCGTGGGTGGACAAGGTGCGCAACGGCGAGAGCGGAATCCTGATCCACGACATCCCGGCGCTTCTCGAGGCCCTCGGGCTGAAGTGCGTGGGGCGGGAGAAGGTCTGCGTCGATCGCGATGTGTACGTCTCGCTGCGCACGATCGCAGGGGCCGCGCTCGAAGCCCCGAAGAAACTGGAGTGGGAATGACACGCGACGAAGCCCTGGAGCAGGCCATTGAGGCGTGCACGGCACTGATGGCCGTGTCTCGCGAGTACTACGACATCCAGACCGCAGCGGCAGCGATGCACGCGCAGCGGTTGCTCCTGGCGCGACGGTCGCCGGAGCAGATCGCGCGGATGGAAGCAGCCGCCGGACTCACGCAATGCCTACCCCGTTGAACGCCCCGACCCCGATCCGCCTCGTCATCTCGGCCGAGCAGTCGCTCGTCGGTGCTCTTCTGCAATCGACCGATGCGCTGCCTACGGTCCGCCAGATCGTGACGGTGGACCTGTTCGAGGATGAAGCCTGCCGGACGATCTACCAGGGCATTCTCGACTGTGTCGAGATCGGCGACGAGGTCAACGCGCTGACCGTCTCCGAGCGTCTCGAGAAGGGCGACCGGCTTGAGAAGGCCGGCGGCTGGGTGTACCTGATCGAGCTGACCGGCGTCCCGGCCACGAACGTGCTGAGTTACGCGCGGATGGTGGCCGAGAACGGGCAGCGTCGCGGGCTGACCCGCATCGGAGAGCGGCTGCTTGAGGCGGCAGCGAAGCCGACGACGAAGCCCGTCGAGATCGCCCGCCTGATGACCCAGGCGCTTGCCACGTACACGAAGGGCCCGGCAGAGGACAGCGGGCTGCTCCTCGACTACGCCGCACTCCGGGACCGTTACGCGGCGCAGGATTGGGCCGTGAAGGGCGTGATCCCTCAGAACGCGGTCGGCATGTTCTTCGGGGCGTCCGGCACGTTCAAAAGCTTCATCGCGTTGGACTACGCCCTGCACCGCTGTTACGGGCTCCCGTGGCTCGGCAGGCGCACGGAGAAGGGGACGCCGGTCTACGTCGCTGCAGAGGGTGGCGCGGGGCTCTACAAGCGGATCAACGCCTGGCACAAGCAGCGCGGCATGGACCCGACCAAGATGCCGATGCGGGTCGTGATCCTGCCGCTGCCCATGCTGACCGAGGCAGTCAGGCTGCGCGAGACGATCGAGGCGCTGAAGTTTACGCCGTCCGACATCGTGATCGACACCATGTCGCAGACCTTTGTCGGCGAGGAGAACTCCTCGACCGAGGTCGCGAACTACCTCCGGGTGATCGGCACCGAACTCCGCGACCCCTTCGGCGCGACGGTGCTGGTCGTGCACCACACCGGGCACTCGGCCACCGATCGGCCCAGGGGCAGCAGCGCTCTGATCGCGAATTGCGACTTCCTCTACGGCGTGTTCCGCGACGAGGCCGAGCTGCTGGCCACGATGGAGTGTGTGAAGCAGAAGGACGACGACCGGGGCGCACCTGTGTCGTTCGCGCTGCATGTGGTGGACCTCGGCGCAGACAAGCACGGCGACCCCGTCAGGAGCCTCGTAGCGCGTCACGCAGGCGCGGAGGAGGTCGTCGCACAGGCGAAGCAGCAGAACGGCGCCACGGCGCTCTCGCGGCTTTTGCAGGCCATCGGCCACGGCGCCATCGAATCCGACGTGCGCGACCGGTTCTATCACGCGATGGGCGACGCCGAGAAGGAAGCCAAGCGGCAGGCATATGGCCGCGCGTTGAAGCGTGCCGAGGCCCAGGGACTGATCCGCCGTGAGGGCGATCTGATCGAAGTGGCGGTCCGCCAGTACGCGGAAAACAGGGAGTGACGAGCGTGACATCGACCGTGACATTCAGCGTGACATCCGAGCAAAACAGCGTGACATCGGGCAAGCGTGACACCTCGCGCGCGCATAAGGGAATTTGTCACGGTGTCACGGTACACAACAGCGTGACATCGCGTGACATCGCTGGGTGTTCCTTCATTGCCAATGGACGCAGCGCCGCGACATGCCGTTGGCGCCTCGGCGGCGCCCGTCACGTCACGGCTTGGGGTGTGCGATGAACAGCATCACGGCGACCGGACAGCATGGGCGGCGGTTCGTGTGGGTCGGGCTGATTCCCTGGCAGCGTGCTGACGGCCACGGCACCTACGTCGCGCAATGGCAGGGCACCTGCGCCACGTGCGGCAAGCCGTTCGAGGTGCTGACCCCAGCCGCAGTGCTGACCGATGGGAAGTCGTCCAGCTCGTTGAGCCTTGCGAACTGCCCGAAGCACCGCCGGGTGAGGCAGGCGAGGGCCGCAGCATGAAAACCGACAAGCCAGTCCTCCGCCTCCGCTCCGGCCGCTGGGTCTGCCGCGGCAAGGGGCACCAGGGCAAAGGCAAGACGCCGGCATCTGCCTTCCGCACGTGGCAGGCGAATCGGATGTACGCGGCTTCGAGGGCGAGGATTGCGGGGAGGGTGAGCGCATGACCACCGCACTCCGCGCGCGCGTCTTTCCCGACCTCGACGACCGCATTCACTGCGCGACCTGCCGAAACCTTGCAGACCGCGTCTGCTCGGCCTGGCGCGAGGTCGGTGCAACGCGCGGCTACATGCCGATCGATGACCTGCCGCGCAGGTGCCTGGGCTATCGGCCGGGGCGAGAGGAAGAGGACCAGCGAAGCGGGGCGCAAAGATGGCCGACGCTGGATCGAGTGATCGAGGAACAACCGAGGAGGGCGGGGCGATGAATCTGCTATTGGGCGCAGGCGAGGTCGTGCTGTGGTGCATGGCCGTCGTCATCGGGCTGGCAGTGGTCGCGGTCGGTGCGCTGCACGCGTGGGACAAGTGGACCGGCTGGCAGTGGTCGCAGCGGATGAAGCGGAGGGGGCTATGAGACTCGGCCCGCAGTTCCAGCGAGCGGACGCCAGCCGCACAACGCACACGCTCGGCTACATCCAGCTGGCGCCTCGATCCGCAATGGCCCGTGCCGATGCCGACCGACCCGCACCGGGCGCCGAAGAACGCGCTGTCGGCATGGCCGACGCAGAGGGGGAAGCGATGAGCGCAAGCGCAGACGGCAACCTCGCCAAGCTGCGGGCGTTGTGCGAGGTCGGCGAGCCGATCACGGTCGCGGACTTGGCGAGGCGGATGCGCGCCGACTACGAGTCGGTCCGTGCCTCCGTGCGGCGGATGGAGCTGGTCGGGCTGGTGGTCTCGACGACGCCTGACCGTCGCCCAGGCAGGCCGGCTGCGTTCGTGCCGACCGATGCGGGATGGGCTGCGGTTGCTCTCGGTGAGCCGATCTCGCTGCCGCGTCAGGACACGATCGCGCACCGAGAGGCGGCGGAGCAGAAGACGCAGGCCGACTGGCAACCGCTGCACCAGGCGCTGCGCATGGGGCGTGCTCCGGGAAAGGTCGCTGGCCGTCTTGTGCACTTTGCGATTGACCGCGAGCCGAACGACTGGAGGTGGCAGGCATGATGGACCGACCCTTCGTCAACACGCCAACCGCCGTCCGGCTGCGCGAGATGCACAACCGCGGGATGACATGGCGCGAGATCGGTGCGGTGCTCGGCTACCACTACACGACGGCCTACCACTGCGCGGTCGGTCGGGACAAGGCAGGGCCGGCGCTTGTGCGCGATGTCGCGCAGATGCACCAAAGCATGGAGGCGGTATGAGTGCGATGCAGCGACTGAAAGGGCAGAGGGGCGAACGCGAATTGTTCGACCTGCTGTCGAAAGAACTGGGCACCTGCGTGCGCCGCAACGTGGACCAAGCGCGAGCAGGTGGGGCGGATGGAATTGAGGTGCCCGGCTGGAGCATTGAAGTCAAGCGGCACGAAACGGGGTTCCGGTCGGAGTGGTGGAAGCAGGCATGCGAGCAGGCAGGGGCAGACCTGTGGCCTGCACTGGCATATCGCGCGTCTCGTCAACCGTGGCGCGTGCGGCTTCCATTGATTGCCGTACAGCCCAAGTTTGTTGTGCCGTGGCCCGTGCCGTGGATCGAGTGCGATCTCTCGACCTTTGCGTTCATCGTTCGGGAATCAATCCAGACGCCGTCCGCATGACCCTACACGACCGCATCGAAAATTGGCGCAGGTGGGTGCTCGCAGGCGGCTATCCCTACGGGCAGGCAATGAGCCTGGAGGGCGATTACCGATCCCCGCAGCATTGGCACCCGGAAGGGCCTAGGGCGCCGGAGGTATGGCGGGCGGATGCGGAGCTACTGGAACGGGCGTGGCGGACGGTTAGGCCGTTGGAGTCGCGCGCCATCGTGCGCTTGCATCACATCTTCCGGTTGCCGGAGTGGACGATCAGGCGACGCGTGCGGACGGTGTACGGGCATGCGATCGGGAAGGAGCAGTTGCTGGAGGAGATTGCAAAAGCTGAGATTTTGTTCAGCGTAGCAATTGACACGGCACAATCGGGGGCGTATAAGGCAGTTACGCATACCGCTTGCGCTTAGTCTGCCCCTAGGGAGGGGCGGGCTTGCTCGGAAAAAACAGAAGCCTCGATCAGAAATGGTCGGGGCTTTTTGCATTGGAGAATCGTGCTTGGCCCTTGCTGACCTTTTGACTGCTGCTAACGATGCCGAAGCCTTGCAATTGAGGATTGAGCAACTGGTGGCGCTTGAGGCGGACTTGCGGGTTAAGTTGCAAGCGGCGCGGCGAGAGATGAACGAGAAGCAGGCGTTGCTTGTAGATGCGACTGCGGCAATTAAGGTTGCGGCGGGTAAGCTGGCATGATTCTTGGCCAGATAAACATTCGTAGAGATCATGGCTAGAGGCGGAAAGCGAGAGGGGGCAGGCAGGCCGAAAGGGTCGCCGAACAAGGATGCGGCGCTTGCTCGCGAGGCCATTGCACGGTTTGTCGACACGAATAGCGGCATGCTTCAAGAGTGGTTAGACGAGATCAAGGACGAGCACGGCGCCCTGGCTGCGTTTAAGTGCGTCACAGACTTGATCGAGTACCACGTGCCCAAGCTAGCCCGCACCGAGACTAGCGGGCCGGATGGCGGGCCGCAGAGGCATTCGATTAGTTGGGAGAAGTAAGGTAGCCAGCATCGTCATTCCGTACAAGCCGCGGGATGTGTTCCAGCCGTTTCACGACCGTAAAGAGCGGTGGGCTTGCATCGTTGCTCACAGACGGGCAGGCAAGACGGTTGCGACGATCAACGACCTGATTCGCAGGGCGATCGTTGACGGCAAGGAACACGGTAGATACGCCTACCTTGCGCCCTTCTACAGTCAAGCAAAGGCGGTAGCCTGGGACTACCTGCTTCGCTTCTCCGCGCCTATACGGACGTGGGAGAGCCACACCGAACTGTGCATCGAGCTAATCAACGGTGCGCGCATCAGGCTGTACGGTGCAGACAACCCGGATGCACTGCGCGGCCTGTACCTTGACGGCGTGGTGATGGACGAGGTGGCCGACATGCGGCCGAGAGTGTGGGGCGAGATCATCCGGCCTCTGCTGACAGACCGCATGGGATGGGCGACATTCATCGGGACGCCGAAGGGCAAGAACGAGTTCTGGCGAGTGTGGCAACAGGCGAAGGCCGAACCGAACTGGCTGCCCGTCATGCTGCGCGCCAGTGAGACCGGCATCGTAGACGCTGGCGAGCTTGCAGAAGCCGCCAAGCAGATGAGCGAAGACCAGTACGAGCAGGAGTTCGAATGCTCGTTTGAGGCCGCTTTGCTGGGCGCGTACTACGGCCGTGAACTGGTGGCGCTGGAGAAGGCGGGGCGTATCGTGCCTGACCTGTATGACCCGTCTTTGCCTGTCTATACGGCATGGGACCTAGGCTACCGGGACGACACGGCTATCTGGTGGTTTCAGGTGCTGCGCGGCGAGGTTCGCGTGATCGACTTTCACGCCTCGTCGGGTGGATCGATTGAGTTCTACGCAACGGTCATCAAGTCTCGACCGTACAAGTATCGCGGGCACTGGTTGCCTCACGATGCCAAGGCCAAGACGCTTGCCAGTGGTGGACGATCGATCATCGAGCAGCTTGCCGAGCATCTTGACTTCAAGACGTTGGCAATCGTGCCTGACTTATCGATCCAAGACGGCATCCAGGCCGCGCGGATGATGCTGCCGCACACTTGGTTCGACGCCAAGACGGAGCCGGAAGGCATCGAAGCCCTGCGCCAGTATCAGCGCGAGTGGGACGAGGACAAAAAGGCATTCCGCGAGCGTCCACGCCACGACTGGACGAGCCACCCCGCAGACGCATTCCGCATGATGGCGATTGCGTACCGCGAGGAAGTGGTGACTAAGCAAGAGCCGCTGCCTATACGCGGCATCACCGTAGGCATTCCCACCGTCTCGCTGGATGAGATGTGGAAGACCGCGCCGAAACAATCACGGAGAATCTAATGTCTGGTTATGTGGTGCTGGCAGTACAGGACGAAGACAACACGTCAACAGCCGCGCCTCGTGCTGTGCGAAACGCTGGCGGGGCCGCATTTGCTTACGCGGCCACCCTTAACGCTGGCGAAGATCAATCGCGCGATGTGCAAGTTGTTTCCCCGGAATGGAATTATTCCGTCATCAACGCAACGGGGGCGACAACCGTTCGATCGGTTGCCACCAATGGCGGCGTTACATATGGCGGGTACAAAATTCTCGGCAACGCTGGCGTGCTTACAATGACGATTTATGACAACACTGCTGCGTCTGGACAATTGCTTGAGCCGTCCGGTATTTCAGTGGCTGCGGCATCGGAAAAACTTTATGCGACAGGCGTTCGATGTCAAACCGGAGTCACTGTTAATTTGAGTGGCGACCCGACTGATGGCCTAATTTTGATTTTGTGGAAGTAACATGCCAATAGCTCCGGACAATTACAGAAACCTCGTTCGGAACGTCCCCGCAGTTTTGACGCTTGATGGCACTGCCAACGGGGTTGTCACGGTTGCAGACAATGCGGCGCTGCAAATTACGTCAAAGCTAACCATTATGTGTTGGGCAAAAAGTTTTTCAGGCCCTGATCTTGGTTATATTTTTGGTCGCACCAACGCGGCGTCTGCTGGCGGCTGGTCTCTGCAAAAGACTACAAGCACTAACACTACAAACGCTTCAACCATTTTGTCCGGGTTGTCTGGTGGCGGACTTGGCGGGAACTCGACGCGCATGACGTTTGGCGAATCTGCGCAATGGCAACATTACGCGGCTAGTTATGACGCATCTTTGCCGTCCGGCTCAAGACAAGCGCGCGTGTATCAAAACGGCATTCTTGATTTTTCCAGCGATGGTCAAATAATGACCATTCCTAACGTTGCTGGTCTGGATTTTCTCATTGGCAATAGAACGGGCGGCGTGGTTGCTGACACGTTCTTTTATGGCGCGGTATATGACATTCGGGTGTATAGCCGAATCTTGACGCAAGATGAAATTTGTCGAGTGTGCTGCGGCCAAGATGTATCTCCAACCGAGCTTGTATTGCACATGCCATGTACTGATGGCAGCGGCACAACTGTTGCTAATATTGCAAATTCTGGCGTAGGCAATGGTGTTATGGGGGCTGGCGCTGCTTGGCAGCTAAAGGGCGTTTTGAGCACATACGGTCCTGGCGACAATATGCCATTCCGAACTAGAGAAATGGCTGTTGCATGACAGACTATTACGTAGACCCAACCGCGCAGGGATCAGGCAGCGGCACGCGCAGTGACCCCTACCAATCTTTTTCGTCTATCTCTTCTTTGTCGTCTGGCGATGGGGTGTTTGCAAAAGCTGGCACAACAATAAATTCTACGTTCCCCACGGCGTTGCTTGCTGCAAATAATTTGCGGTTTGGTGTGTATGGTGGCAGTCGTCAAGTCATTGTTGATTGTGGCGTATCTCGGTCGGGGTTTACTTATTTGTCGGGCGCTGATGTTTGGCGAATTGGCGTTACTGTTAGCCCTGGCTGCGTGCGAGAAGACGGCTCGCCTATGAATTGGGTAGAGTGGGACACTGATTTGTCTACTACTCGCGCGAAGATGACGCCGGGAACGTGGACTAGTCCCAACATTTGGACCGGAAGTTGGGCAACGAATGTCATATATTTGGTGCCAAGCACTAAAACCCCGTTATTCCATCAATATGTCGTGGCTGAGTCTATTGCGGCAATGACTTCTTCTGCGGTGCAAAGTGGGTTGCGCGTTGAAGGGTGGGAATTTTGGGGCGGGAGCATGTTTGGTGCTCAATTTGTAGAGCGGACAAACGTTCAATTTATTGATTGTGGCTTTAGATACGTTGGTGGTGCGGCGCAAAATGCAAGCACAACCTTAATCGGCAACGGGCTGGAACTGGCTTATGGTTGCGATGACTTTGTTGTCAATTCCTGCTATGCCGACGAAGTTTTTGACAGTGGGTTTAGTCCCCAAGCATGGACTGCGAGCCGCGTCATTCGAAATGGAGTCATTTCCAATAGCGTGGCTAGTGCATGCGGGCTCGCTGGCATTGAGGTTAGTTTAACTTTGGGGAGTGGGGTTTGCGGGTTAACTGGCATTCGAATAGATAAAAACAACATTGAACGGTCCGGTAGAGGGTGGTCTGGCATTCGATACGGTCAAGGCATCGGCATTGGAATGTTTTCTAATGTGCCTGGAGCCACTGCGCAAATCACTAATTCTTCTGTTAGTCGCAATGTCATTGCCAATTGCAACGGAACAGGAATAAGCACTTATCGTCTTAATGGCGATGTAACGGTATTCAATAACGAAGTTAAAAATTGTGTCAGCGGGTATCAGTTTCGGGACAATTTGTCGGCGTCGGGTTATGTGGCCTCAACATACGTTTACTCTGGTAATCGAGCGATTAAATGTGATACCGGGTACAGGATTGGGTTAGATGCAGACGTTGTGTCCTCGCAATACTTTTGTGAGCACAATGTTGCAACCAATTGTCAAACAGGCATTAGCATTGGTCACAGTCAAGGCACGGCAACCGTACAAAATAACATTGTCATTAATTCGGCTGTTGACGGCATCGCCAAGACTGGAAGCGGCTCAATCGTAAAAAATAATAACGTGTTGCATAACAACACGGCCAACTACAGTGGCGGCATTGTTCAAGGCACGGATGTATTGTCTGACCCGTTGTTTGGGGATTATTTTTTGCCAGAACAACAATCTCCAGCACGAAATGCAGGGATTACGACCGCCGCCGCGCGTAATGGAATGTTGTGCGTCTTTACTGAAAAGACGCCAACCATTGGTGCTAGAAAATAATGACCGCAGAAAAGTGGCTGAAGGTCATTGCGGCGTATGACCGCGACTTTCAGCCGTGGCAGCGTCGCGTAGAAAACATCCTCAAGCGGTACAGGGACGACTCACGCCAGTCGCGCGACGGTTACGAAGAATGCAAGTTCAACATTCTTTGGAGCAACGTCCAGACGCTGTACGCGGCCACCTATGCCCGCGTGCCGAAGCCTGACGTTAGCCGCCGATTCCGCGATCAAGACCCGGTGGGGCGTGTCGCTGCGCTGATCCTCGAGCGCGCCCTAGAGTACGAGATCAACCAATACCCGGACTATCGGACCACGCTAGGGCAATGCGTGCATGATCGGTTCTTGGGTGGTCGCGGCACGTCCTGGGTGCGCTACGAGCCGCATATCCGACAGATTGAGATGTCGGACGGTCTGCAACTGACGGAAGACGCGGAAGCAGAGCGAGAACAGGAAGTGCAGGAGGAGATTGAGTACGAGTGCGCGCCAGTTGATTACGTGCATTGGAAAGACTTCGGGCATACGACCGCGCGGACGTGGGAAGAGGTCACGGCGGTATGGCGTCGCGTCTACCTGTCGCGGCAAGCCTGCGTTGAGCGGTTCGGCGATGAAGAAGGCAGCAAGATTCCGCTGGACTCGCGCCCGGACGAAGACCAGAAGCTCAAGGCCGACAGCGAGACCGACTCCAAGGCGTGCATCTACGAAATCTGGGACAAGGACACGTCTAAGGCGTACTGGATCAGCAAGAGCCTTAGCAAGATTCTGGACGAGCGCGACGACCCGCTAGGGCTGGAAGAGTTTTTTCCCTGTCCGCCGCCGCTGTACGCCACGATCACGAATGAATCGCTTGTACCGCTGCCCGACTTCACGCTGTACCAGGATCAAGCGCGGGAACTGGACACACTGTCGGACCGCATCGACGGGCTTATCCGTGCACTCCAGATTCGCGGCGTGTTCGACAACAGCATTCCGGAGCTTTCGCGCCTCTTCACTGAAGGCAGTAACAACAGCCTGACCGCCGTCAAGAATTGGGCGGCGTTTGCTGAGAAGAACGGGCTTTCTGGCGCGATCGACCTTGTAGACCTGACGCCATTCGCCAATGCGCTGCGCGAGGCTTACCTAGCCTTCGAGCAGGTGAAGAGCCAGATTCACGAGATCACCGGCATCTCGGACATCATCCGAGGTCAGACGCAAGCAAGCGAGACGGCGACCGCGCAGCAGATCAAGGGGCAGTACGCATCCCTTCGTCTGCGCAGCTATCAAGAGCAGGTGGCGCGGTTTGCTACCGACATCCTGCGCATGAAAGCGCGGATCATCTGCAAGCACTTTGCGCCCGAGACCATCGTAGAGATGAGCGCGGCGCAGCAACTCTCCGAGTCTGACCAGCAGTACATCGGGCCGGCGCTGCAACTCCTGCAAGACCCGAAGGCGCTTCGTAACTTCCGCATAGACATCGCTGCCGACACGCTTGTGCAGATCGACGAGCAGGCGGAGAAAGAGGCGCGCGTCGAGTTCCTGACGGCGACCGGCACCTTCCTGCGTCAAGCGGGCGAGATCGGTATGGCTGCGCCTGACTTGGTGCCGCTGTTGATGGAACTGCTCAAGTTCGGCGTGCAGGGCTTCAAAGTCGGCAAGACGATTGAAGGCGCTTTCGATACCACGGTTGAGCAACTGAAACAGTCCGCCATTCAGAAGGCACAGCAGCCTCCGCAGCCTGATCCACGGATGGAAGTGGAGAAGATGAAGGCGCAGGCAGAGCAGCAGCGCACACAGATGGAGATGCAGCGCGAGGGCATGGCAGCGCAGGCGGACCAACAGAAGGCCGTGCTCGGCATTCAGACGCAGCAAGCGAAGAACGAAGCCGAGAAGATGAAGGCGGAAGCCTCCATTATCGTCAGCAGCAACAAAATCCGGGAAGCAGCGGTTAAGGCCGCGACGACTCCGAAACCTGTATCAACTCAGTAAGGAATCACAATGGCTCTTGCTAACGAATTGGTGCGCGTTGGCGTGCCTCCTGTCACTGCTAGTGCGATGGGCGGAACGGTGGCGGCGGTTACTGCCACGTCGTCCGGCACCATCTCCACGTCCGTAGAACTGACCGCAGGCGTCAACCGCGTCACTGGCGCCAACGCCGTCAAGCTGCCGACGACGGGTCAGCCGGGTGACTCGCTCATCATGGTTAACGACACGGGCTCCAGCATCAACGTGTTTCCGCCCAATAGCTCGGCGGCGATTGGCGTTCCTGGCACGTCGTTCGGCTCTGCGGTGGCGGGTACAGCCTACGTGCACACCACGTTTGCGGTGGTCCGTTATACCTGCTACTCGCCCACGCTCTGGATGGTCAACAAGAGTGCGTAAACGCTACGTCTTCCGCGATGGGCAGTGGGTCGAGTTCACGCCCGACATGCTGCCCTCGTCGGATGCCCCGATGGTCGTTCCCGACATCGAGCCGTATCAATCCATGCAGACAGGGGAGTTGATCTCATCTCGCTCGCGTCATCGTGAGCACCTTAAAGCGCACGGGCTGATTGAGGTAGGCAACGAGACGAAGTATCTGGCCCCGAAGCCCAAGCAATTGCCGCCGGGGCTGAAAGAGACGATTGCACGGCAGGTTTACGAGAAGCTGCGCTACTGATGGCCGACGTTCGCTCACTTACTGGCGTTCCGCCTGCCTCTGCATTCTCTAGCAGCAGCGGCACGCCTGTCGTTGTAGACCGGGACGCTGGCACGGCGTACGTCATGAAATCCGACGGCACGGTCGTGTCAATTGGCGGCGGTGGCGGCGGTGGCGCACCTACTAACGCGTCGTACCTGACACTCGGGACAGACGCAACTTTGACCGCAGAGCGCGTACTCACTGCGGGCGATGGCGTCTCGTTTGTCGATACAGGCGCGGGCGGCACGCTGACCGTTACTAACTCGCTCCCTGCGCGCACTGTGGCGGCTTCGCTGGCCTTCGGCGGGTCGTTCACCGACAAGGCGGAAACGGTAGTGACCGGGCAAACGTGGGTCACGGCCAACACGCGGATTAGCGCGCAGGTGTTGACGCCTTCGGGCACCGACCCGGACGAGATGTACTTGCTAGACCTTCGCCCCGTTATCAGCAGCCTTTCTGTTGGCAACGGATGGACAGTCACCCTGTATACAGAGCCGGAAGCGCGCGGCACTTATACGGTTATGTGTGTGGGGAACTGATGGCAGGCGCAAAGATCGCTCTAACGAGCACCAGCGGAGAGCTTCAGCAGGACGCCAACGGTAACGCTAAGGTCAACCTTCCGACAGATTCAGCGCAAGCGGGCACCGTTCGGTTTTTCTCGGAAAACGACTCTGGCAACATTACCGGCTCCCCTTACGTCAAGTCGCCCGAGACCTCGGTCGATTACCGGCTACGCGTCGGTATCGATACGATCCTTCTGACCGACACTTTCAACGCCACCGCGCAGAACACGGCGGTATGGTCGTACACGTTCAACACGTTGACGGCGGCACAACCCGGCGCGGGTACGCTTAACTTTAGCGTCGTCCAGGGCACGACAAGCGCGCATGGCGCCTTCGTGCGGTCGTTCCAATACTTCCCGCTAATTGGCACCGCGCCGCTCGCTGTTGAAGTCACTTTTGGTCAATTCACTGCGGCGCTTGTCGCGAACGAAGTCTGGCTATGCGGGCTTGGCCTGCCGACTGCGGCAACCACGATTCCGACCGATGGCGTGTGGCTCTCGCTGACAACGGCTGGCCTTATTGGGAACCTCGTCTATAACGGCGTGACCACGCAGACGGGCGTGCTGCGCACGCTGGCGCAAATGACTGTTGGCCTGCTCTACAAGACCGTGATTGTGATCGGCGAACGAGAGGTGGAATTCTGGCTAGAGGATGAATACCTCGGGCAGATCGCCATGCCTGCGGGTAACGGGCAACCGTTCTTGCAAGCCTCTCTGCCCGTGTTTATGCACAAATACAACACGGGCGCGGTTGCCAATACCAACACCATGCGCGTGTCGGATGTCACTGTCTCGCTGTTGGACCTGCAAACGGCAAAGCCGTGGGCCGCACAGATGGCGACGCAAGGCTTGATGGCGTACCAAGGCCAGAACGGCGGCACGATGGGCACGACTGCGGCCTATCCCAATGCGACGGCAGCAACGACGGTCACGGGCGCGGCACTGTCGCAAACGGCGGCAACCGCTACGGGCCTCGGCGGTCAGGCGGGCATTGTGGCGGCTGTCCCTGGCATTGATGGCCTTATCACCGCATTCCAAGTACCCACGGGCGGCATCAACCAGAGCGCGCGGAACCTTGTCATCACTGGCGTTCGCATCAACGCGGTGAACATTGGCGCAGCCGTAGCGACAACTGCTAGCGTGCTGTCGTGGTCCCTCGCGTTTGGCGCTACTGGCCCGACGATTCCGTCACTTGCGCAGGGCGAATCCGCGTCCTTTGCTACCGGCACTGCGAAGGCATGGCGGCGCGTACCGCTTGGCATTCAATCGTGGATTGTAGGCGCGGCGATTGGCTCGCCCGCAGAAGCAATCAAAGTTGACTTCGAATCGCCAATCGTCGTGCATCCAGGGCAATGGGTTGCAGCCGTTGCCAAGTTCATCGCCGGCACCGCGACCGCATCACAAGTGATTTGGTGCGTCGTCGGAATTAACGCGTATTACGAGTAGTGCCAACCCGCGCGCGTCGAGATGACGCCCGCAAAGCGGACCGCAGTGGTTAGGCGGTCCGTTCCTTTTCTGGAGTTGCCCCGTGGACGAATCGCAAAACACATTGCGAGACGCGCTAGAGGCTAGCTTCGACGAATCAGTCGAAACGAGCGATGCGCCGGTAGAAAGTAGTGTTCCCGAAACCGCCGAACAGCGGGAGACGCGGGAACGTGACGAGCGCGGCAGGTTTGCCAGCAAAGCGGCGGACACGTCGCAGCCGATGGCAGAGGCGCCACAAGTGTCTCGCCCTCCTCGCCCATCATCTTGGAAGAAAGACTATTGGGACGAGTGGGACAAGTTAGATCCGAAGGTGGCAAGCTACCTTCACCAGCGCGAGCAGGAATACACGACAGGCGTTAGCACCTACAAGGCCGAAGCGGACCGCGCTAGAGGCATCCAAGAGGCGCTGACGCCATATATGCCCGTTCTCCAGAGCAACAATCTGGAACCGGCGCAGTGGATTAAAAGCCTGGGCCAGGTGCATTACACGCTGGCCTTCGGACAACCGCAGGAAAAGGCGGCACTGCTCAAGAATCTGGCCCGGGACTTTAACGTCCCGCTTGGCGAGACGAATGAGAATGAAGAGTTGATGCACCTCCGGAACGAGCTTCAACAAGTGAAGTCCGGATGGCAGCAGTTTACGAGCATGCAGGAACAGCAGCAGAAGGCGGCAGCGATGGACGAGATTACTCGTTTCTCCGCTGACAAGCCTTACTTTGAAGAAGTAAGGGAAACCATGGCTGGACTACTTCAGTCGGGAATGGCCCAAAACCTTCAAGAAGCCTATGACAAGGCGGTGCGCCTCAGCGATGACGTGTGGCAGCGGCAACAAGCTGAAACACAACGCCAGAGCCAAGCGCAAGCGCATGTCGCCAAGGCAAAGGCCGCAGCGGTATCGGTCAAGTCCTCCACTCCTGGCGGACCGACGGTATCAAGTGGCCCCAAAGGTTTGCGCGATCAACTTTCGGACGCATTCGAAAGTTTTTCGAGCAGGGTTTAACTCGTCTAGGAGACATCCATGGCTTTCGCCAACTCCGCAATTAGCGACATCATCGCGACCACGATCCAGAATCGATCGGGTCAACTCGCTGACAACGTCAGCAACAACAACGCGCTTCTGCGCAAGCTGAAGTCTCGCGGCAACTCTCGCCCGTTTGGCGGCGGTAACGTGATCCTTGAAGAGATCATGTACAACGACGCCACCACGGCAAACGTGAACAGCTATAGCGGCTACGAGCTTATCAACATCCAGCCGAATAGCCCGATCAGTGCGGCGCAGTTCAATATCGCGCAGTACGCCTCTGCGGTGACGATGTCCGGTCTGGAGATGCTGCAAAACTCCAGTAAGGAACAGGTTATCGACCTGATGGAAGGTCGCCTGCAAGTGGCCGAAGCGCAGTTGATGAACCGGATTTCGACGGACATCTACGGCGACGGCACGGGCAACGCTGGCAAGAACCTGACGGGCTTGGGCGCTGCGGTGCCTGACACCCCGACCTCGGGCACGTATGGCGGTATTGATCGCGGTACGACCATCGGTACCTTCTGGCGCTCGCAGTCGTATAGCGGTGTCACGAACGGTGGCGCGGCAGTGTCGGCGGCAAACATCCAGGCGTACATGACGGCTCTTGCTATCCGCCTTGTTCGCGGCACGGATCGCGCGGACCTGATTGTGTCGGATAGCACGTACTTCCAGTTTTACGTGAACAGCCTGCAAGCCATTCAGCGGATTACGTCTGAAGAGTCTGCCGGCGCGGGCTTCTCCTCGCTCAAGTTCTACGGCGGCGGGCAGAGCGCGGACGTGGTGCTCGATGGCGGCATCTACACGGGCGGCGCGAACGGTACGAGCTTCACGGGCGCGACCTCTGCGCACATGTGGTTCCTTGACACCAAGTACATCTTTTTCCGCCCGCACCGTGACCGGAACTTTGTGCCGATCGGCGGCGAGCGTCAGGCAGTGAACCAGGACGCTGTCGTTAAGCTGATCGGGTGGGCCGGGAACATGACGTGCTCGGGTGCGCAGTTCAACGGCGTCCTCATCGCCTAATCGGAGAGCACATAAATGGGTATTCCAATCGGAGCATTTGCAGGCCCTAACCTGTTGAGCGTCGAGCAAAACACGCAGGGCGGAATCTCGGTCCCGCCTTCGTTTGAGCTTGGCACAACTTCCCCTCTGTCTGATGGCGGGCACTGCATCTACGTCAAGGCGCTGTCTGAACTGTCTCAGTTCGCGGCCTGTGCCGTGTACGCGAACGGTACGGCGCAGATGCTGACGACGACCATTGCGGCAACCTGCAAGCGCGTGGCGTGGGCGCAAGCCTCCGTCCCGTCTGGCTGGTTCGCGTGGTTGCAGTCGGGCGGCAATTTCAAGGGCAACCTTGCGGCGAACTGCGACGACAACGTGCCGCTGTACACCACGGCAACTGCTGGCGTGCTGGATGACGCGACGGTGTCGGGTGGCCTGATCGGTGGCGTTATCAACACCGTGACGATCTCCAACGCTACCGCAGTGACGCTGCTCGGGGCCTTTGCTCCGTTCATCGTGACGGGCGCGACTCCGGCCTAATGCAGCAAGTTACCTACCGCGACATCGCCAATGTTTGCAAGGCGGTGGACGCGGATCAGCGGGCCAACGTGCAATCTGCGTTGGCTCGCAATCTGCCGGAGTTTCAACCGGCGTTGTTCGGGCACGACGGTACGTTCGTAGTAGTAGGTAGCGGACCGTCGATGCCTCTCTATCTCGACGACATCAGGCAGGAACGCGAGCGGGGTCGGCCTATCGTGGCGATCAAGGGCGCGCATGACTGGCTGGTGTCTAACGGCATCGAACCGGATGTGTTCGTGTGCGTCGATCCTCGCGACCGACGCAACGGCATTCAGCGGAAGAACGCGCGAACGCTGTACATGATTGCCTCCCGCTGTGATCCGGTGATGTTCGATCATCTTGCCGACTGCAAGGTGATGGTGTGGCACTCCTGGAGCGAAGGCGAAGACCTTCCGGAGTTGGTCCCGCATACGCGAATCGGCGGCGGATCAACTTCCGGCCTGCGTGCCATCAACATCGGGCACTGCATGGGGTTTCGGAAGTTCGTCCTTTATGGCTTCGACTCGTGTCTCGCAGAGGACGGCAAGACCAAGCGATTTACGGGCGAGGAAGCCCCGAAGGACGCCGTCATGGACCTCGTCATTGGCGGCAGGCGGTTCCTCTGCAATGCTGCCCTTGCCATGCAGGCGAGCGAGTTCCAGGAGCTTTACAAGGTCATGCCGGGTATTACGATGGATGTGAAGGGCGACGGCGCCATAGCTGCCATCATCGCCGAACGGAGGAAACGAGGCTTGCCCGCTTGAACGTATTGTGGACGCATGGCGGAGGTGCAGATATGGCCTCCT